ATCGATAGTATCAGTAGCCATGATTCCTTTTGATTTGGAGACGGGGGATACAGGTGTAGGGTTCTACCAAAATATCGAGTTACAGTCCTGTTTGGATTTAGGTCTCTCAGTGTCAGCCTCAACATTCTACTGGTGGTTGCAGCAGGAGGAAGCTGCCCGGGTAGCCTTAACCACAGACCGAGTAGATATAAAAGACGGTATGGCCAGATTACGAGGTTATGTTGTGGACAAGCAATACCACAAATGTCAGTTATGGGCTAACCCAAGCTCATTTGACATACCTATCTTACGCAATTCTTTTAGCATGTGCCAGCAACACTTCCCTTTCCATTATAATAAAGATATGGACTATAAGAGCATTTACAAGTTTGTTTTACGTATTGCGGGGAGGTTAGACAGAATACCTAGAGAAGGGGCGCACGATGCTTTCCAAGACTGTCTACATCAAATAAAAGTAGTTCACCAACTTTATCGGGAGTTGAAGGCATAAAGACGTTAATCATTATTGCTGTAATGAGTGGGTACACATTGATGGGTACGTGGCTTGTAACTAATTTTACTAATTTATTTAATTTTTAGGAGATACAACGATGTCACAAGGCGGTAGAGAGAATAAGTCAAAAGCCAAGTTAAGTTATTTGGATGATTTTCCTCATGCACTAAAGGCAATAGCCAAGGTGTGTGAGTATGGGAGCGAAGGCAAGCCTATAAAAGGCACGGATAAAAAAGGCTACGGGAAAAGAAATTGGAAGAAAGGGCTACCGATAACAGAAGTGTATGATAGCCAGAGACGGCACGAGATACAATTCTTTGGACAAGGTATACTTTTTGATCAAGAGGCACTGGATCATGGGTGGGTTTTACACCACTTAGCCATGGCGTCATGGAACTCTTTGGCCAAGTTAGAAATGTACTTGACTCGCCCGGATATGGATGATAGGGCATTAACCCCTACAGAGTGTGAAGACGAGTTGACACAAGGAGAGTATGCCTCTACTTGTACACATAAAGAAAAGTAAACATTGCAATTCAATTGCAATAACGACGTGTAGGTTTATTGAGGTTCAAGGAGAGTACCGTTATGGCGTTAGTTTTATGGACAGACAAGAACAATCAGACTTTTAAGAAAGAGGTACTGTCTATACTAAGTCACTTTAAGGTAGACCTAAAGGTAGGTCTGTTTGGGGACACGGAGTTAGTATCAAAAAATGATAAGGTTATTGCATTTGGGAACACCTCCCTAGAGGCACTTCAAAAAGAAGGGTGTATTCAAAAGAACCGTACATTAGGGGGTATGCGGGAAAAAATACATAAATACAAGGGGTGTAATGTTCTCTTAACTTGGAACCCCGGGTTACTTCAGAGGGATTATAGTAAACAATCAGAGCTTTTTTCTGACCTAAGATTGGCAGTAAGGTACGCAACAACGGGGCTGTTAGAGCCTGTGACAGGGGCTTACACTTGGGTAAAAGATTATAAACATACTATAGAATGTATCTTAAAGGAGTTTAAAAGGACTGGGAAGAAAGTCCCCGTAGCATTAGATTTAGAGACTTGTGGATTAGTCCCCTATTTGCATGATAAGTGGATAGTGTCCATATCCTTGACGTACAAGGAAGGACAAGCAGAGATGATACACTTCACTTCGGAAAAGGATCAACCGATACAAGCACTGTATCGAAAAGGAGTAGTGTATAAACATAAAATTATTAACTGGGAGTTAGCGCAGCAATTGGATTGGATCTTAAATAGCGATAAAGTGTCGTTAAAAGGAGCCAACTTAAAGTATGACCTGTTATGGATGAGAGAAAAATGGGATCTAGATTGTGTAAATTTTAAATTTGATACACTTTTAGTGGGGTCATTATTGGATGAAAATAGAAGTAATTCTCTAAATACCCACGCTAAATTGTATACAGATATTGGCGGGTACGACACAAGTTTTAACCAGCATTACGATAAAGGTAGAATGAATGATATTCCGAAAAAGGAATTAACGGTGTACGCAGGAGGAGACACAGATGCTTGTTGGAGAACGGCCAAGGTATTTAAGAAAAAGCTACTCGAAAATAAACCATTGGCTAATTTTTATGTAAAGCTATTACATCCCGCTAGTCGAGTGTTTGAAACATTAGAACGGCGGGGAATGTACGTAGACCTAAAGGAGTATAAAAAATTAAGAGTCGTAGTGGCTGCGCATCTAAAAGAGACTGAAGAAAAAGCATTAGCCTTGCTACCAAGAAAGATAGTAGCCAAATATAAAGACAATTTAACTTTAACCCGGTCCGTAATTATAAAGGACTTTATGTTTACGAAGTCCGGTTTAAATCTAAAACCAAAAATAGTAACAGAAAAGACCCAAAAACCATCAACCTCCTTAGAGCACTTGGAAATGTTTAGCGAGCATGAGGATGCTGGTGCTTTTATAGAACTGTTAAGCGAGTATAATTCTGCTAAAAAAACACTCGGAACATACATTGATGGGTTTACCAGACATATACGTCCTGATGGTAAATTTCACCCCAGCTATTTTTTATATATGTCCGGTGTTGGGGGGACCGTCACTGGCAGATTATCTGCTAAAGATCCAGCCTTTCAAACAATTCCAAAACACACGAAATGGGCCAAGGCTTTGCGAAAAGTTTACCCAGCCCCTCCCGGGCATGTAGTGTTGTCGGTTGATTACTCCCAAGGGGAGTTAAAGGTCGCTGCTTGTGTGGCTAATGAAACACGCATGATTCAATTGTACAACGAAGGGATAGATGCTCACGCCGTAACAGGTGCAGAGGTGTTTGGGTTATCGTTTGAAGATTTTCTAAAATTACCTAAAGACAAGCAAAAGAAAATACGCCAAGGTGGGAAAGCCGGTAACTTTGGGCTACTTTATGGGATGTCTGCTGGGGGGTTTCAGGTGTATGCACGAAAGACGTATGGGGTGGATTTGACCCTACAAGAGTGTGAGGAGTTCAGGCACAGGTTTCTCAACGAACTGTACCCTAAGTTGCCTCAGTGGCATGATAAATACCATAGGTTTGCTCAAAAGAATAAGTATATCCCTAGCCCTTTAGGGAGAGTGCGACATCTACCTATGGTAGACTCATGGGACAGGGGGGTAAGGTCTAAGCAGTTAAGACAAGCTATTAACTCACCTATACAATCCACTTTGTCAGATTTAACACAGTTCTCAATGGTACAAATAGCTAAACAGTATCCAGACCTGCATATGTTTGGGATGTGTCATGATGCTATCTATGCCTATGTGAAAGAAGAGGAAGTGTGTAAATGGGCGAAAATAATCATAGACATTATGTCAAATTTACCTTTAAAAGAAACTTTTAATTGGGAACCCCAGTTACAGTTTACAGCCGAGGCCGAGGCTGGAAAAACTTTAGCCGACTGTGAGGAGGTGTCACTAGCAGCCTAAAAGTTGTTTACTGTCGTTAATTTGCTATAATGGCATTTAATTATAAGGATATAATTACCTCATGACGAAGAAAACTACCCGAACAAAAGGTGCAACCACTAATGGGGTCGAACCCCAACAGAGCGTCACCTTATCCTTAATAAAAAACAAACGTAATAAGCAAGATAATGGTCTCCTGCATTCAAATGTGTTGGATGTGGAGGATGGTTTTCAGGGTATGTACTATGACCCTAAAACTGGCAAGGGGGATATTATTGAACCTCCTATAAATTTTTACCTTTTTGACTATCTCGTACGCCACAATAATGCACTTGGACAACTGGTATCTGCTATGGAAGTAAACATAGACGGGACCGGGCACGAAATATTACCGGTGGATATTGAGAGCGAAGGGAGTAAGCAAGCTGTATCTAATATTGGGGACTTTTTTAACGAACCTTATCCAGCACGTTCATTTACTTCGATTAGACGCCCAGTGCGACATGACACCGAGTCCATTGGTAACGGCTACATCGAAGTTATTCGTAATGGACTAGATAAACTAATGTTCATGAAGGATGTAGACGGTAAAACAATGCGTCTATGTCGCTTAGGGGAGGCAGTTGAAGCACGCAAAACCGTAATACGTAACGGTAAAGATATCACGGTAAGAGTGCTTGTACGCGAACGAAAATTCGTACAAATAGTAGGAACAACTCGTGTGTATTTTAAGGAGTACGGGGCCAGTAGAGACCTTAACAAAGATACCGGAGAATGGGCTGCTGCTGGGCAGAAGTTTCCAGCCAAGATACGAGCGTCAGAAATACTACATTTCAAAGCCCTGTCCGACACAACAACCCCGTACGGAATACCAAGGTGGATAAACCAAATACCTTCCGTCCTAGGCTCTAGAAAAGCAGAAGAATTGAATTTAGATTTTTTTAATGCCGGGGGGTTGCCCCCTGTACTGTTGCTTGTTAATGGTGGGATTTTAGGGGCCGAAGTTAGGAAGAATTTAGAAGCCTACTTATCTGGTGAAGGCTCCAATATAAATCGGGCGGCAATAGTAGAAGCACAGTCCACGAGCGGAAGTATCGACAAAGCAGGCAAGGTAGAGGTCCAAGTAGAGAGGTTTGGGTCTGAGCGCCAACAGGATTCTATGTTTGAGAAGTATGACGAGAAGTGTGAATTGCGTTTACGTTCTTCTTTCAGGTTAGCCCCTATATTTGTTGGGAGAACAGATTCATATACGTTTGCCACAGCATTCGCGTCATACACTGTTGCAGAAGCTCAGGTGTTTAATCCAGAGAGAATTAAATTTGACGAAGTTATAACCGTTACAATTATGAAGGAACTTGACCCAGACTATAAATTTAGAAGCCTTCCGTTACAGGTTAACGACACAATAATGCAGCTAAAAGCTATCGAGATAGTGGCGGCCAAGGGGTTGGTTGAGGGTAAGGACGTAGTTAAGGCGGTTAACCAAGTGACTAATTTAACCATGCAGTTTTCGGGTAAGAAGGAAACAACCAGCACCCCTAGTGAAGGTAATATTACCGACCAACTAGAGGAATCCGCAGGGCCAAATCTAGCCACACCTACCCGTCCACCAGAGCAGGCCAGCAGAAACAAACAAGACATAAGTTTCATTTTGGAATTGGTATCGGACTGGACAAGCCTTTCAACAGGGGCAAAGGAGTACACAGAAGTAGAGGTTTCGGCCATGCGGGGGGTTATAAAAACACTCGATCCTGTTGATGTTGAAATATTTAATAGGGTTTTAGCAATGAATATTTTACCCGCCTATGATACGGATTCTGAAGGTGCGGCAGAATTATGTGGGTGTGCTGCGGATATCCTAAACTAAGTGACAATCCATGCTGAAAGTTTAATTATGTTGGACCAATCCTTTTCCTTACGGATTGGGCGAGCATGGGTGCTAAAAACACAACCTGTTATAAACAATATTGTAAAAAATGTTATCAGTGGGGATTTTACAGAAGCTTATGGGTTAGTAAAAAGTTTAGATATAGGGACTGTGGTTGCAGAACAGCAAAAGTTTTTTAGAATTATAGGAATGTCCTCTATCTTGTATGGGGCCGTTAAATTAAAAGCATTAAAAGAAGTGTCTTTTGTTAAGGAGAAGAAAGAACCATTAGTGTTGTCCAAGTCTCTTATATTTGTTTCCTCCCTTCTGTCTGGTAATTTAAACAGAGAAGTGCAGGACAAAGCAATAAACTTAATTTCGACTGAAGAAATAAGAGTAAAAACAGAGACACCCTTGAATGTTGACAAAAGCGACCCACGGGGAATAAAGAAAGCACATTCCTTTGTGCAGGAGTTTTCTCAAGCAATTAAAACTGTAGGAATACAAGGTATAGATTTAGCAGGCAGCCTCTACTCCTCACGGTTAGCTTCATGGGGGTTTACGACAGAGGCAGCTTTAGAAGGTGTACAAAATTATGCGATATCAGAGCAACTAGACAATCGAATATGTCCTATATGTAGGGAAATGCATGGGAAAGTGTTTTCAGTTTCAGCCGGGCAAGCGATATTGGACCAGTGGTTATCGGCAGAAGATCCAAATGATGTAAAAAGTATTTCTCTATGGCCAAAGCAAGATGCCAATTCAGTGGAAAAGTTTTCCAAACTAACGAACAATGAGTTAATAGATAAGGGTTGGAATGTGCCACCTTTTCACCCTTTATGTAGGGGGGTGCTGGTGGAAACCACTAAGGTGCCTAATATAGATGCTTTGGAAAGCACACCCAAGGACACCTTATCCGATGCTGTTTTTCTACCCGGGATAATACCCGCTGACAGAGGTGCAGTGCGCACAATACAAGCCCCCACTATTGTGGAGGGGGGATTGTTACCTAATGGTATTATGGCGGCAGGGTTGGGGAGTCTACTAACCTTCCGTCC